GCACTGGCAAAGGTTTTTGCCATCTGTAGGTTCAGATCCACTCTATCTTGGTCAGGCTCAAACTCTGCAGGCTCTGCCTCTAAGTCATCCCACCCGCTCATGCCATACCTTCAGCTGGCGCTGGTAACGCACCCTGTTGCTGGGCAGCCATGGCAGCAGCCTGCGCCATCTGTTGCATCATGCCTCTACGCTCCTCGCCAGTTGTACGCACCTGGATAGGCACACCTAGCTTGTCAGCAATGTAGTCAATAGCAGTGCCTGCCTTGATCGCCATCTGGCCTTCTGGACCCATTCCAGCGGTAATCTGCATGAATTGCAGAATGTTGTTGATCTCATCCATGTTTTGAGCCATGGCCAGCGGAGACACTGGGCTAACCTTGACCTCTAAGCCATTGACCTGGATCGGCAAGACAATCATGCCATCTTGATCCATTACTTCCAGAATCTTGGTAACCAGCGGGATCATCGTCTCATTGATTAAACGGCCAAAGGCAGAGCCTAAGTTCTGAGCCAATTCCTTCATGCGCTCTACCACCTCAGTGGCAGATCTGGCCGACATATTGTCTGGTGGCAGGCTCTCATCGAGCAATGTGCGCTTGATAGACTGCACCAGGTCATTGATCACCAGCTGGGAGACGTTGAAGTCACCAGCACGTGGCAGAGGTTTCAAAGCCTCACCCTGTGGTCCACCGTTCCTCGCCACTGGAATGATCGCCCCAGGCGTTATCTTCACGTTGGCAGGGTTAAGCACACCGTCATCGGCTGCCGTGTAGACACCAGTGATGGCCAGTGATGCATTCTTGAGCAACAACTCTTTGACCTTGTTTAGCGTCTTGATGTCTGGCAGGGCAGTCAGGACTGGACCACGTCCATAGATCTCGCCTGCCACCTTCATGTAGCGAGACACTACCCATGGGCTAGACTTGAGCTTGCGGTAAACCAGTTGTGATTTTGTCTTCTCATGGATCACGTAGTAGCCATAGTCACCACGGTCTAGATTCAAGACGGTAGCCTCAATGAGATCTACTTCCTCAGTTGGCTTGTCAGAGATCAGGCGTTGCAGATCCGCAGGGATATTGGCGTCTTTCCATTGCATCTGGATAGACTCGCCTTTGATCCGCATCTTGCGATAGACGTTATCTACCTGGCCATTGGCGCCCTCTTCAAAGCTGACCAAGTACTGTGGCACTGGGATAAAGTTAATCGGATTAACAGCATCACCCTTTTGCACCAGCATGACAGCAGTGCCGACAGAGAGATCTAGCAAGAATTCACCCATGGCAATGTCAAAATTAGACTGCTTTAAGACGCTAAACATCTTGTCAGCGTAGATATCCAACATCATCTGTACTTGGCTTCTGCGATCTGCTGGTATGTCAGTGCCAGGCTCAAGTCTGCACCACTTGCGCTGTGGCGGAAAGATGCCAGACTGCAGGCGGTTAGCAAAGCGCTGGGTAGAGTTGATGGCCGTAGAGTCAAAGACCCTGGTCATCTTGCGCTTGCCACCTACTTTGCCCTCGTACTCGCCACCGTAGAGATTGCGCTGGGGTAAGGCAAACTCCATGGCGTCTTCATACAGACTGCGAAAGTCATCCTTTTTGTTCTGCGCTATTTTGTGTCGCTGCAGAATTTGCTCAACGCTCATTTTTGCCATATCAATCCTTCTTGCTTGCTTGGTATCTTTTTAGAATAGCTCTACCCTTGGCTGCTAGTCGAGCAGCTGCGTCTGCGGTCTTTGGCACTGGCTCACCCCATGCATGAGCTGACAGCGCCAGCCTGGTGGGTTTGCCATCTTTGACCAGTGGTCCACTAGGGTTGGTAAAGAACCGAGTTAAAAAAGATCCCTTGCGCCTGGCGTCTTGCCCCTTTGGGTTAGATGCCTTGACGCCTGGTTGCAGATTCTTGCTCTCACCAGAGCGCTCGAACTTGCGTCTGCCAGCCTCGGTCAGACCACCTTTAGGATCTTTGTATTTGCTCATTTCTTTTTGGCTGCATTCATGTTGTCAACAAGATTTGGGTATGGGCGCCCAGCTGCTTTAGCACTGGCCTGCGCTGACTTCTTCTCGCTGGGAGACAGTTTCTTTGGCTCACCGAGATTCTTTGGCCGAGCCTGATTCCATATCTTTTTGTTCATGTTCATGCTAGTCTTCCTCTGCTTCATCAGTAATGGGACCGCCTACCAGCCACGCATCACACGTTCTTGTGCCTGCACACTTAAAGTGGAACAGCTCACAAAAGCCAAGCTGGGCAGTCTCAATAACATCCTCGTCATAGCCAGATTCCTCTGCAGGATTCTTGGCCTCGATGCCTGCTTTGATGCAGTCGAGCATTTGGGTGGTCTGGATAAACGCAGCGCAGTTACCGCACCGCATACCCATGGCCTCATCTAGATTGGTGTTCCAGATCACGGTCTTGCGGATCCAAAATATCACATTGTTCTTTGCGTCATCTGGATTAGCTGGCCCATAGCCGACATTCTCAAATGCCCAGTTTCTGTTTTTCAGATTAGTCTTGATGTCTCTGGTGGCCAGTGGGCATTGGTACTCGCCCTCGCCTTCCATTTCCTTTTCAGACTCTGTGATCATGTTGGTTGCCATTATTCGTACCACTCTAAGGTTAGGACTGCGATCTCTGCTTTGCTTGACACATTGGTCAATCGGAAATGGTAGTTAGTCAGTGAAGACAGCACGTACTCTAGGCCTGCGCCAGTACCACCGCCAGACTTTGGTCCACTGCCACCAGGACCCACCTGGGCATCAATCAGTGTGCCAAGTGTGTTAATTGTTGGGTTGATAACCATGGCAACTTCACTTGTCGTTGCGCTAGTCCTGTTTCTGTTGACTGGAGTAAACGCAGTGCCACCAGTAGTGGTTGTGCCTTGGTAGATATAGAACTCACAATCACCACCGTTTATGTAGCCAGCTGTAATGTGTGGGGTAATGCCAGCATTGGCAGCCATCACAATATCTATGCTGGCGCCAGCAGCCAAAGGTGACGCTGATGGATGCATAGCCCACGCAAAGAATGCACGGCCTTCATGCATCCTGGCGTGATTGACATCCACCATGATCAGCGGATAGTCACTGCCAGAGATAACTTGAGCGCTATCTTTGTTTTTCTGAGTCAGCGCAACGAATTGCGCTTTTTGATTCTCAGACTCTCTAGTGACTAAGATGATCGCCATTATTTCTTCTTCTTGAGAGCTTGTGCCTCACTCATGCCAATAGCAATAGCTTGCTGGCGTGACTTGACTTTCTGGCCACTAGAAGACTTGAGCTTTCCAGAGGCATACTCTTTCATAACCTTGTGGACTTTCTCTTGCATCTTCATTTTCATGTCGGCCATTACATACCTCCACCGAGTTTGGATTGCACACCAAGTTCGCTGTCTGTACGCTCTGAAGACAGCAACGCACGTAGGCCACCACCTCGTCTGGCTCTCATGCCAGCTTGGGTCTTTTGTGCCAGGCTGGTTTCTTGTTTGGCAAGCTGTTCGTCTTGCTTTGCGATCTGCTCTTTTTGAACTCGGATCTGCTCTTCTGCAGCTGCTGAAGATCCACCGCCACCGCCACCAAATAGTCCACCCATATATCAACTCCTTGACATCATAAAAAAATCTGTCTCGTCTGGTCCATACTTTTTCATCAAGCCTTCTATCTCGAATCCAATAGTATTTCCCCAACGCACAGCTCGTAAGTCATTGCATCTTACGATGATTTGTAACCTATGTAAATTTTGCGATAGCACTCTGAAATCACGATAAGCAATGGCTGCTCTTGTCAAAGTCTTTGGGTATTTACGCCCACGTTCCTCGATAAAGCACCACATCTCCTCGACACCCTTCCAGATATGCACCGCACCAAAGCAGGCAACTGGTCTGCCATGCAATATCGCAGTGATAGCGTGGCCTAAACGTGACTGGTGTTCAAGCATAGTCATTACATCAACGGCTCTGCTGATGTGTTGAAAGTTCTGAGCCTGCACATTCATCACGGCAACGTGGCCAGCTTGGAATGGAACCCAAGTCAGGCCTGGCATGGTGGGTAAATCAGGCAAAGACATCAAAATCATCCGATGCTATGGTTTGGGCAATGAAGACTTTGCCGTTTGTGCGGTTAGTTCCCCTGGTTAGCTGACGATATTCACCGCCACCAGTAAGTAAATAGCCAAATGCGTCACCAACGTGCGAGTGTTCGTTCTTATTGGGGGTATCTTTGAACCTTTCATGGCCAGCGCCCACCGCAATACGCTTGAAGTGGTAGCCACCAGAGAGAGATTTCCGCAATAACTTGCACTGCTTGTGGATAAGTAGGCCAGGCTTGCCCATTACCATGCGATTCATGGGGGCTGCAGCTGCCTCACGCCTGGCTTTGAAGTCGTTTGTCGCTGTTGGCTCGGCTTTTAACCCAAGTGAACGTAGATATTCAAACGCTGTAGTCTCATAGATGGCGTCTCTTTGCATACCAGCTGGGTCACCCCAGATGCGTACCTCGTATTTTGGGAACCTGGTCTGCAATTCGGTGAGCAATTGCTGGCCAAAGCGCTCCAGACCCATGTCAAAGGTGACGATCTCATGCAATATACGCCACTGGCCACTTGGATGGCGCTGGCCAAAGACTGCTGCAGGCGTCAAACCAAAGTCAAGCCCCACCTGGATAGGCAAAGTAGGGTCTGCCTCCAAGTCAGCGCTCATAATATTGTCATCGTACTCAGGCCAAACGCTCTGGCCATCTTTAACGAACGTATAAACGCCCTGGGCATAGCAACGAATCCAGTCTAGATTCTTGCCAGCCAACTGCTGCATATAGTAGCCAGCGGGTAGGTTGTTGATGTTCTCGGCCTTTGGATTGATCTTCCACCACTTGCCACTTGCGAATATGTGGTCATTGGCCTCTGGATTGTCTGGCAGATCATCTTTGCCTACCTCAATCACGCCACCAGGCTGTTTAAAGAACTTCCATGCGTACTTGCCAGTGATTGGCTCCTTCTCGGCTACCCGATGCCACCAGTGGTCATCATCCATGGGGTTGGTATCCATGATGATGCCGTGCCAGGTAGCGCCACCATCACGCTTAGTTGGGTATCGGCCGACACGGTGGGTAAGGCCATCAATCACAGCCTTGGGTAGCTCACGTGCCTCATTCACCCACGCACCAGTTAACTCCAGCGAGAGCAGTTTCCTGACGTCTTTGGGTTGATCAAGAGCTAAGAAGATGACCTCGCAGTCAATGCCTGCAGCATCCCCGCGGGCAGGCAGGCGTATGTGATGGGTAATCGGTGGTGTCCACAGCAGATTGCCAAAGGTAGCCTCTGGAAAGAGATCTAGCCAGGTCTTGATGGTGGTGGTCTTTAGCATGGGGTAGCTGTTACGCACTACCGCCCAGCGAGAGTATTTAATACCGTCAACAGGAGATGGCTTTTGCTGGACAGCTTTGATCATTATCTTGCTGGCGCAGGCGTAAGACTTACCCGAACCCACAGGACCCATAAGCCCCTGGACAAAGGCATTGGATTGGATCATGTCGTACACAATGGGTGACTTGCTGAAATCTAGATTCAAGCCAGCCATTGGCAGTTCACGTGGCGAATGCTCTTTAGTTTTCATGTTCGATCTCTTATTTGTTCGGCAATGACTACAGATGGGTGTGGCCAACCAACAGCCCATTGATCAGCAATTAAGGCACACGCCTCACGCTCCTTGGCCACAGCATCATTGACCAGTTTCATAATCCAAGGCGAGACAGCCCTGTGGCCAGCCAATTTTTTAATCTCTTGATGGGTCATGTTTATTCCTTAATGCCGTGGGCGATTTCAATGGCTCTGGCAAAACTGTCGTAGTCACCCGTGCGCTCCCACATTTGTTCAATCTCCTCATCCGTCAACGGCTTGCGTTGTGGTGGGGTGGTGTAGAGAGGTAAAGCCCTATGCTCTGGTGTGAAATCTGTCGGGTTGTCTGTCACGCATACTGATTGCCCGTCTAATGTGTAAACCATCCATGCAACTGGTTCTTGTGGTTCTCCTCTTAATTGTTCAATGGCAAAAAGAATTGGCTCTGCACCACCGTCATTTGGGTCAAGACCCAACGCTTCGTTGATTGCTCCCAACTCTGAACAAGCGGTCTCAAACATTCGCTTGTATTGCGCCAATTCAATGTCAATCGGTCTATCTTCCAAGGTAACTTGAAGTTTCGCCACAGGCTCTTGCTCTGGTTGTGCTAATGCTTCTTTGATGGCGGTGATGGCTCGGTTTACAAAATGCTCTGGTCTGCCCATTACTTCATCGTGTGAGCGCTGGTCAAAGCAAGTCGCAACGCTACGTTCCAACGCCTCAAGTGCCAGTTCTAATGCTTGTCTACTCATGTTCCTCACTCCTTGGTTTGTCTTCCACATCCACAACATCTGGCGCCCTGACATTGATGCCGATCACTGAGGGCTTGTCCTCATTGTCTGGGTTGTCCAGCAAGCCACTAGCTTTTGCCAAGATCCGCAACACGGCCACCTTGTCATAGAGATCAATCTCCAAAGTAGACGCACCGTCTTTGTCCACACGCACCTTGATGTTCTTAATGGCCATCAGCGCAGTCTCTGGTATCAAGTGGCTAGGCTTTACCTTCACATGGCCGTTCTCATCCCAAGACATGATGTCAGTGATCTTGGTGTTGGCCATGGCAAGCAGGGCATACGCAGTGGCCTCCTTGTTCTTGACCAGCGTAGTAGAGCGCTCCAAGCGTCTGACAATGGAGCGAGTGCCACCCCAGCCAGCAACTGGCGGGATCTGAGTCGGGTACTTAGTCTTGGCCATTGCGAGCTTTTAACATTGCGTCTGCCATGCCATAACAAGCCTCTGCAGCTGCATTTTTTAGTAAAGTTGTTTTGTCTTGTCCATGTGCTTTACGTTGAAGTTCAGCAACAACAGTTGGCATAACAACTGCCATAGCCTTAGCAGCGAAATAGTCACGCAAAGTAATCTCACTTATTGGTATTTGTTTGTCAGTCATGGTGTACCTCAAAAAGGGATAGAGTCCTCTAAGTCATCAAAAGAACCAGCTGGTACTGCTTTAGCCATTGGCACTGCACCTGGTGCAGCAAACGGTTTAGCAGGCGTAGTATCTAAGACCATACCCTGCGCCTGCCCTTGTGGCTGCATGATGTCACCAACAGAGACACTCAACCACGGCTCACCAGCCTTAGTCTTCTTTACCCAAACAGACATATACCGTAGCTCACCGTTTGGCAACATCACCTTGCCCGTGTAACCAGGCTGGCGATCCTCCACCTTCTTCTTGTTGCGAAAGACGCCACCTTGGCCTGGTCTTAATTCATAGTTAGTGGTCATTAACTTACTCCTTTGGTTGAAAATAAAAATGTAGTAAAAGGTTTACTTGGGGAAATTGGGGAAAAATTCATTCAAAGACCCCTTCGGTGAGGTGGGTGGGTGGGGGGAGGATACATCGAAAGTACTCATACGCCTATTTGCACTTGCCAAGCACCCTCCTGCCACGTTCCTCTATAGGTACGCCACCCCAATGTACAGATCGCATACGTTCGTTTGGGATTTGTACACCATCGGATAACAGGCTCTACAAGGCTCTGAATGCTCATGTGGCTACCTCGGTATTCACCAGCCATTTTGGATGCCTTCTAGGTACGCTAGGATTCGTTTAAACAGCATTGGATTGACGCTCGATGTCTATCATGTACGCAATACCGTCAGCCAGTGCATGATCGGTAGGCTGGATGCCCTCGGCTTGGTAGGCTGGCAACAGCAGATCGAGTTTCAACTTAATCTCAACTTCTGAAACATCTTTCAATTTCTTTTCATTATTTATTATTAAAGATATATTAGATATGTTAAATACCGTGTCTTTTGATAACCTCATGTTATCGGGACTGATAACCCTATGTAATCGCTCATTTAAGTTATCCACAGAATTATCCACAATGTTATCCACAGATGTAGATGAGTTATCCACAGGTGTTGTTAGCTTTGTTTTCTTCTTCATGTTGTACTCCTTTGGTGTTACTTGGTTACGGTTGGTGATGGATTCTTTGATCATGTCTGCTATGCGTCTAAGGCCTTCTTTGTCTACCTCTTCCTGTAGTCTTTTTTCTTCTTCTGCCTTAAGTCCTGGTGGTCTTGCATCCTCTACATTGCTCACCATTGCTATGGCCTCTTCAGCTGTGATGGTTGGATCAAAGATCACTCTGACTGTCTCGTTCCTGGCATTTGCATAGCCCTTGCGTAAGACCTCGATGTAGCCCAACTTCTTGAGCTTGGATATCTGTCTGCTGATTGCTGGCTGGCTGATCCCTAAGTCTCCTGCCAGTCTTCTCTGGCTAACCCAGGTAATCCCAGCACGGTTACAGAACGCACACAGGCCTGCTAGGACTGCTACACCAGCTGCACCCAACTCCTTGTCAAACACTGCCTTGAATGGCAGTACAACAATCTTCCTTTGGTCTGGCAGTGGCTCTTGTAGCTTTAGCCTGGGCTTCTTGGGTAGCTCAAATGGCAATACGTTATCTGGCACAGCGCTCATTCTTATTTACTTCTCTCATGTACTGCCTTACCCTTTGCTCTACGCTTTCGCCATAGAGACTGTCCAGGCTGGCTAAATGTCTGTCTACCAATGCCTTGTCCTTCAAGACTTCCCAGGTTGTCAGCAGTTCCCTGGCATTGGCCATCAGCAGGGTTTCTAGGCTCGGTGATGGCGCATTGCTTGGCTTTCGGTAGATGTACTTGTGCCTCATACATAACTAACCTTCTTGCTCTTCCTTGGCGCCCTTACCCTGCTCTTGCTGGCTTTGACTAGGTTTTCTATCCTGGCTAACCGCAACTGCTCCATGTGGGTAGCATCAAAAATCTGGGTGACTTGCTCAGTAGTTCTGAACGTATGCAAGTTGGCACACTCGTAGCGCCTGACAGTGATATTGCTTTCACGCTTGCGAGTTTCTTTGACCAGTGTCCATGCCTGGCAGATCGGACACTTCATTGGCCTGCACCCTGGTTGATCTTTTTGGCCAGCTCTAGCGTGATCTTGCGAGTCTCATCCAGCAGATCCTTGTAGTCCTGTACCTTGTGCATCTCTGTATACAGCGCCAGCTTGAGTTCCTCAATGGTCTGCAGCCACTGCCTAACCTCATGGTTGACCGTCTCCGAGCCAACTACTACGCCATCCTCATCACGGTATAGCGCAATGTAATCCTTGGTTTTATTCATCATTTCCCCAGAAAATAAGTAAAGCAATTCCTATCAGGGCAAACGCAATGCCACCGATAAAAGCCAAAATGCTCAATAACAAAATATTCATTTGCCTTCCAGCTGGCGCACCCGCTCCGACAGCTCACGTACCAAGTCTGTCAGCAAAGCCACTTCCATCAGTAGCTTTGCCTCTTTGCTGGGGTTACGCAAGATCTCTTGCTTAACCTTGCTGTTACGCTCTACCTGGTTGAATGCCTCACGCTCTTCTGGCGTCTCAATCAGAATACGATGTGGTGTTGTAATGCCTATGGGTTTTCTCATGCGTCTTGCTCCATCGCCCAATGTAGGATGGCCAGGGCATCGGCCTCATTGTCATCAGTTACTGGGTGGCCTTTAGCCTGCATGGCAGCGATCATCGCCTCTTTGTTGGCATTACCTTTGCCAGTAGCGTGTAGCTTGATTGTCCCAACTGGCACACCTGAGTACGGTATCTTGTGGTGTTCGCACCAGGCTGTCAGCGTAGCCATCAAGCCACCGTATACGTGAGCAGCGTCTACTCCCTGGTGACGCCTAACCTCTTCAAAGTACACCGCCTGGATATCACCGACAGCGTTATGGATCTCTCCGAGCCATTGCTTAAAGCGCAGGAAACGCATTCCACCGCCCTCAAAGCGTTTGGGTTTTAGGTCTACCCAGCCATGCACAATCTTGCCTTGCGTCAGTGCTGCCCAGCCAGTGCGTGTGCCAAGATCAATGGCCAATACGGTGGTAATCAAAATACACCCTTTCTACGCATCTTCTCTACCCAGGCCTCAACTGCCTCGCACGGTGGATCGTATGCCTCAATATCATCTGTCCACTCAAGCGCCTCGGTGACCACTTCCTCTGGTATATCTTGGCCATCCTTGGCCATGTCAAGAAGTTTCTTAGACTCGTTATGTGTCATGCCTGCACTCCCACTAGGTTGTTTAAACGCACACTCAGATCCGCATACTGCTTGGTCAACGTCTCTTGCAAGACCAGATCAATCATCTGTGATCGGCTACGAGACTGCGCTTTGCAGGCACGGTCTAGCATGATCAACGTCTCTGGGCGCACTCGGATAAAGATTGGTTGCTTTGGTGTTTTGTTCATAGTCTGGTGTAGGATGATTGCACAATGCAAGCGATCATATACGCAGTGATAACCCTTTTATTTAGCATTAGGGTAAACACCTAGAAAATAATTGATTTATTTGGGTTTAGAATACTCACAAGCGATATCACAGTGATATCGTGAACCACCGAGAAACAGGAGTTCGAACATGATTACGATTTTGGAATACTCAACACTCTTACCAACACCAGCATGGAGAGTGTTACGCAAAGTAACCTTTGCACAATACCGTGAGATGGTTGTCTACATGGGCAAGACTGAGGGCATCACTTGGAAAGCGGTGTTCTAATGAAATACGTAGCCTACTATCGTGTATCCACCGACAAGCAAGGCCGTTCTGGCCTTGGCCTTGAGTCCCAGCGCCAGCTGGTTAGCCAGTACCAATCCGACATCATTGGTGAGTACACCGAGATCGAGTCTGGCAAGATCGACAACCGCCCACAGCTGGAGCTTGCACTTGAGCAATGCAGACGCAACAACGCTGCCATCTTGATCGCCAAGATTGATCGCCTCTCACGTGATGCAGCCTTTTTGTTGACCTTGCGTAAGGCAGGCGTAGACATCATCGCTGCTGATATGCCAAACGCTGGCACACTAGAGTTTGGTGTTCGTGCAGTGGTTGCACAGCATGAGCGTGAAGAGATCTCTAAGCGCACTAAATCAGCCCTACAAGCAGCCAAAGCACGTGGTGTAGTACTGGGTTGCCCAACACCAGAGATCGGCTCTGCAATCGGCAATGCTGCCATCCAGGCACGTGCCAACGGTTACGCTGACCGCATCGCTCCAACCCTGCGTGATGTGATCACCGTCTCAGGTGCAAGCTCATTGCGTGAGCTTGCCAGTGCATTGACCAGCCGTGGTGTGCAAACTCCACGTGGCAATACAGAATGGGCAGCCAGCCAGGTCAACGCCCTTATCAAACGTCTCAACATCAACCTCAAGGAGTTCTGCCATGCGTAAGATTGTCCCCTACCACACTGGCAAAGTAGCCATAGGCTCACGCTATGAGCCTATCAAACGCCACACTATGTCGCTCGATGAAGAGCGGATTCAAGATGTGTTGATCAACCCGCCAGTACAACAACTCAGCCTACCCTATGACCGTGCCATCTACGTGCTTGGTGTGGTGGCTTTGGTTGTCGTTTGGTTTGTCTACTAAGGGATGGATATGACAATAGGTCAAACACTCCGAGACTCTCAGCTCAATCTTTTTGAACAGCGTGATGCCAACTTCTTGGCACGTGCTAGAGCGCTGGCCGTGCAGATCTGCCAGGCACAAGGCAGCGTCAGCATCAATGACATCAGACAAAATCTTGCTCTGCCTGCAGAGATGCATCCCAGTGTGCTGGGTGCAGTCTTCAAAGGTAAGCAGTTCAAGGCCGTAGGTTTTACCGAGGCCAATCACCCGCAGGCTCACGCTCGCATCATCCGCATCTACCAACTCAAGGAGTCCTTCAATGGTCAACAAAGTCACGCCTGACACAATGCTGTCAGCATCCCGCCTGCCATCGGTCATGGGTTTGTCCAAGTACAACACGCCCAATGACGAATTGGAAATGTCAATCAATGCCATCAAAGGTCTTGAGCGCCCAGACATTGGCAACGAATCCATGGACTGGGGTAACCAGCTCGAACCCTTGATCTTGCGTGAGGCAGCCAAGCGCTTGCTGTTAACTGAGCTGGTTACAGAACATCCTGCCTACTACCATGAGGTCTTACCGCTTTGTTGCAGCCTAGACGGTAAAGCACAAGGCCGTGGCCAGGTCATCGTCAGCGATCCTGACAATGGCATCTTTGTTGTCGGCCAGGACAGCATCACGCTTGATGGCGCTGGTGTGCTTGAGGCCAAACTCACAGCCATGGAGCCAGAAGATATGCCACCACTGTGGCGTGGTCCGATCCAACTGCAGGCTCAGATGGACATCATGCAGGCCAAGTGGGGTGTGCTGGCAACACTCTACAAAGGCACTCAGCTGCGCCTGTTTATCTTTGCTCCGCACCAGGCAACCATCGACAGCATCTACATTGTTTCCAAAGACTTTCAGTCCCGCCTGGATAACTACAAAGCCACTGGCACGATTGACTACTACCCACCGCAGGCAGGCGAGAAGTGGCCAGACTCACGTGGTGCTTACCCAGTTGAAGAGAACACTGTCTTGCTCGATGCCGAGGCTGCCGAGCTGGCACAGCGCATCATGGATAACAAGCTACAGCTCAAAGTCTTGGAGCAGTCTATTGCATCAGACGAAGAGAGCATTAAAGAGTTGATGGGCAAGTCCACCAAGGGTATCGCTGGTGGCTACACCATCAGCTGGCCAACACGATCATATAAGGCACAGCCAGAGAAGACCGTGCCAGCCAAAGAGGCCTACACAATTCGACAATCTACACTCACCATTAAGGAGTCCAAATAATGAGTACCGCATTGACAAACCGCCAGGGCTTTGCGCCAGCCACCGTGACCGAGGCCATCCAGTTCAGCGAAATGCTGGCCAACAGCAACATGGTTCCAAAACAGTACATGGGCAAGCCACAAGACATCATGGTCTGTATTCAATGGGGTATGGAGATGGGTCTAGCCCCCATGCAGGCCTTGCAAAACATTGCCGTTATCAACGGCAAGCCATCGGTCTACGGTGATGCCATGATGGCGCTGGTACAAGCTAGTCCAGTATGCGATGGTGTTGAGGAAAGCATTGAAGATGAAAACACATCTAACCCTGTGGCCGTGTGTGTGGCCAGGCGCAAAGGCAGAGCGCCAGTGACCGTGCGTTTCAGTGTTGAAGATGCCAAACGTGCAGGCCTGTGGGGCAAGCAGGGACCATGGCAGGCATACCCCAAGCGAATGCTGCAGATGAGAGCCAGGGGCTTTGCTCTGCGTGATGCATACCCAGATGTCTTAAAGGGATTGATATCGACAGAAGAGGCACAAGACTACCCAGAAGAGTCCAAGCGCCCACCTAGAGATATCACACCACGTAACCCGCTCGATGCCTTGCAAGCGCCAGCACCAGCTGTGGAATTCAGTGAGCCTAACCTGGAGACTGGTGAAGTTGAGATCGTTGACCATCCACCGTTTGAAGAGTTAGCCACCGAACCACCCGCACCAGTTGGCCAGTTCGCCATCATTTTGCCTGGCAAAGACAAACCTCACAGTACCTACGCCACACTAGAGGAATGGCAAGACGCCTATGAGAAATTTTGCGAAAAACTTGCAGCCAATCAGAAGATCGAGCCACGTGATCGCATGACTAAACTGCGTGAGTTACGTGAGGCCAATCAGAAGACGATTGATTCTGTCGAGGGTACAAAGAAGATACGCCACATCTCTGGCTATCAACAGCGCATTGCTGCGCTTGGTGCTGCTTCTTAGGCCAGTACCGCCAAGGCCTGCTGAACGTGCTTTATACGGTCATCCAGGCCTATTAATCCACCGTTGATGATCTTGGTTACTTTGTTGTAGTCAAGGGCATCCGCTGGTGAATTGAGGTTGTGTGTTGACCAGAACCAGCCACCAGATAAAGCAGCGTACTTTGGAGTACTAACAAGATCAGGATTAGCAACAAAATCCACGCCCAGCGCTTTACCGCAGTGAAAATAACCGCTATGTCCAGTGAGCTGAATAATTCCCCTACCACGGAAACGAAAACCGTCACCAGAATTTTCGTCACGGTTACCCATGCGAGAGCTATAGACAGAATTTGCGATCTTCTTAGGATTTCCCGCATACTCATTGGCCTTCTCCAAAGTAGGAAATCTCTTAGGCCATAAACGCATCAGGGTTGCAGCCTTGTAATTTAGATTCTCTTCCAAGATTCTGAAGTTACCGCACTCATGCGAACACTGGCCAATGAACATGGCCTGCTGGTTGTGCGTCACAATGCCAAAGCGCTCAAAGGTTTCATTGAGCGGGTCAACCCACTCCGCACCAATATGTAACCTGGCTAGTTTCTCAGCGTTTAACATTAATCGTCTCCATTACTTTGTTGTAACTATCTATGCAAGCATTTAGCTGTGCAGTATTACGATCACCCTGCGCCACTATTTCTGCGATGGCTGCGAGGGTTTCTCTGTCGGCATCAGTAGCTTGGTTAGCCTGTCTGTCAGGTTGACTTCCCGCTTGGTTGCTATTTCCGCTGGCAGGGGCGGTACTTGTGCTGGCTTGTACGCAACTTGGGGTTTGGAGGCGCAGGCTACTAGAGCGAATGAGCTTATTAAGAGAAGACTGTTTTTCAGTGATGGCATTGTTGGCCTCCTGTAACTTGGTTGAGTTGTCGTTGAGTTGTTTGGTTAGTTCCTGCTCTTTGGTGCGAGCCTCTTCATTCTTGACAGCGATCTCTGCCTGCATCTCCTGGTCACGTTCTGCCCATCCCTTGTGGTGGCCGTAGAAGTACACGCTGATGGCCATGACAATGGCGCCAATGATCACGTATGGGTTGATCATGTCTCAGCCCTCGCTGCAGCACGTTCCTGTGCGATCTCTTCTTTGGCAGGATCAATGAAGTCTGGTGGTGTAGTCGGTGGTGGTGGCGCTCTCCACTCCTCATCAAGCACTGGGTTAACCCAGGCAGGCAGGCCACCAGATGGTGCTGTCCAAGTAGATGTTGCTGGCGCTGATGTTGGCGCGCTAACTGGAGCAGGCGTGGTAGGTGGTGGTGTAGAGCCAGAGAGTTTCTCGGCCACGGTCTGTACACCCTTGCGAGACATCACGCCACCAATGCCACCAACAACTAGCAATACCACATCGTTGAGCATCTTGGCAAACGCCTGATCAATTGGCGCCATAGACTTGATAGGTTGCACAACAAAGGCCAAGCTGTAGAGCATAAAGAAAACTATGCCAGCCAGGATTAGAGTTACGGTCAGGACTACAAAAGCCCAGACACGTATCTCAATTTCCTCTTGCGTCAGAAGTCGGTTGGGATGGAACTTGTGGGACAACTTGTTTCTCCAATACAGGGGCTACTAAATAATCTGGACAGTCCTGGCTAAACAAACAGTCAGGGCGCTGGCATCGCTTGGCAGGAAAGTTCTTAGGATCCTGGCAAAAATATCGGTAGCGATCATCGCAGGCCGATAGCAATAACAACATGACTATGAGATATCTCATTTAGATTCTTTCAATTCTTTCTTGAGCTTGCGTAACTCTTTGA